TGCTGAAACAATTAATAATTATATAAAAAAGTTGTCAAATTAGTTGTCAATAAAATAAAAAAGAACCTAGCATTATTGAAATGTTAGGCTTTTTATGTGTTAAGATTTTTTCATTACGAATCCGTTGTTCTACCAACTGAACTATAGTGGCATTTTAGCCATTTTTATTGATATTTATTCGTTCTTGACAACTTATAATTAATAAAATAAGTTGTCTATTTCTTCCTTTTTTTCCTATTTTTCCTATTAGAAAGTTGTCAAAAAGTTGTCAAAAATATTATAGCATTATAATTTAAAATGTCAAATAAAAAAAGAGGTTGTCATGAATAATTTCACTTCAACCTCTTCTAAAAAATTCCCAAATAGAATATATCACATATTTTTATTTTTGTATGTCGAACAGTGTCGAATTTAAAATTTTTATTTTACCCCACCTGTCCAACTACAAAATCCTATCTTGTAATTGTTAGTGCCATCTACTTTATATCTTACCATTGCTCGACCTTCATATATTCCGAAACAATCACATTTTTCCCATGGAGCTAAATATCCTACTAATTTTGTCATGTATGTATCACTAAAAACATTTTCTCTACTACTTCCGTTTTGATAAACTCTCACTGGTTCATCACCTCCACTTGGTTCTGGTGGAATTGGTGTATCTCCACCTTGAATTTTATTGTAAACATCTTGCTTAAATTTTTGCCATTCATCTGGATGTTGAACATAATATCTAGGACAATCTTTACCTGTTACATCATAGTGTCTTATTATATTATTTATTTCAATTCCATATTGCTTACATAAGCTTGCGCATAATTCTACTAAACTATTATATGTCATATCATTAAACCTTCCGTTCCAATCTGGATGACAATCTTCTATTCCTATTGATTTTCTATTCATTGAATAACTTCCACTATGAAAAGCTACTTCATTGTCTGGAATACATCTTACTATTTCTCCTTTTAGTCCTATTATGTAATGAGAACTTGCTGAGGTTTTATGTGTTACTGCTAGACTTTCAAAATAATTTCTATTACCTAATGCTGAACTTCCTGCGTTGCCAACCCAATGAACTACAATGTATTGTATCTTTCCTTGTTTTTCACCGCTTCTCGAATAAGGATTAATTGTCAATAATCTATCTTCAATATTCATTCGTTTGCCTCCCCTAAATTATCTTGTTCTGCTAAATCTGTTACTTCTTCTATTATTTCTTCTCCCATAAATTAGTCCTCCTTCGCTTCTGGTATTCCTGCCATGCTTGTTAGTATACTTAATATTCCAGCAAGTAATGAAGCACTTAATACAGCTACCCAGTTCACTTCACTCATTACAACAGCTGTTCCTATAGTTGCTACAGCTGTTTGACACATTGTTTTTATTGCTCTAATTCCTGCGCATCTTAACCATTTTTTAAAATCTTTATTCATATTAATCCTCCTTCTCGTTAGATGGAAGTTCAAATGTATTATTAACTAAAACTTCTATACCATGGTTTCCACCTAATGCCTTATATTGTTCAAATAAATCGCTCAAACAATATCTTGCGTATTCTGGTAAAAAACCTTTTTTATTATAACTTTCACATTTACTAACTATTTGACTTCGTATTAATGAAAGCATACTCATTTTCATTATTTTGTTATCCTTAGCATTTTTCTGTAAAAAAACAAAAATACCTGTCAACACAACAGGTATTAACCAATTTAATATTATCTTTGTAACTTCTTCCATTGTTTTCTCCTTTATAACATAGATATAAATTCAACAATCCTTTTATATTATTTAAATAATTCAACTTTGTATATTAAAGTTCTTGTAGTGTTTTTAGTAAATTGAGCTATATTTTGGTCGCTTATTCTTACATCACTTTCGTGAACTTTAACTAGTGAACTTGCATTCATAGTATATCTAGCTGTGTCGTTAATCCATAAGCCTTCTGAATGCAATCTTCCTTGTTCTATTGATACATCTCCACCTACAACTGCTTCACATTCTGTTGTAAAATATGCTGTATATCCCGTAAATACTATTTTAGAATATATTTTCATTCTTGAATAATTAGCCAAACTATCTCCTTGCGTTGGAAATGTAAATGGTATTGGTGTATTAGCTCCTGCTAAATTATTATATACAACTACTCCACCATATTTTTTGTTTGCATAATTACAACTGTAAGAATCTTCGGTACTTTCACTATAACCATCTATTACTTGAGCTTGTGTTGTTGTTGTTTGACTAACTTTAATTATATAATTTAAAACTATATATGGTTGCAAATTGTTATGAGCTTCACTGTTTCCATTATAATTTACATATATATTTTCGTACTTCCTTGAACCACCTAATTGTGAAGCATCATAATTTCCACCTGCTACCATAGTTGCAATTGTTTGGTAAGTATTAGAATTGTTATCTAAAAATGTATGATTATGCTTAGGCATTTCATTAATTGTTAATGTATGTTCCTTTTCTCCTCCAGTTTCTCCTAAAGTATCAAAATCAGTATCATTACCATTTAAACCTACTGGAACTTTACCTTTTAAGTTTGGTATATTGAAAGTTGTTGAGCCATCACCAGCGCCAAAAAAAGTTCCAATCGCTTGGAACAATTTTGAATATTCAGTTCTGCTTAATGCTCTACCATCACATATCATATATCCTTCTGGTAATGTTGAGCTTGCATATGGAATAATAGTACCTACTGGAAGTGTTTCACTTGCGCCGTTTTCTAAGTCTGCTAATTTTTCTTTTTCTGCTGTTGTAAAATTATTATCTGTATGAACATAACTAGCATCTGATACAAAATCACTATCATTTCTTAAATCACTTGTATTTTCTGGAATGGAAGGCTTATTGGTTAAATCATCATAATCTCCGCTAAAATCACTTTTATTATTCCAATTACTAATATCTGTCGAAGTTATATTATCTAGTACAGATTTGTTAGAATGACTATGTCTCGCACTTGTATTGCTATCTACATTATCTTTATAAGTATCTGTAAAATCGTTTGAGCTTAACCCTTTGCCTGTTACTTTATCTACTTTCCCATTTTCTAAACTAGATATATCATTTTGTATAGAAGTATCATCATATACTGTATCAGTAAATACTGCATTTGATGGAACATCTTTTTCTACAGTATGATTGTTTACTTTTTCCGCATTATCTACAATACCATTGTTATTTGCATCATATGTAGCTTTTAACATATCTCCAGAACCTTCTCCATCTTCGCCATCTCTTATCGTTGCTGTATGTTCTCCTTCTGCATCTGTAATAGTTATTGTTGTTATCTTCCCTACTTTAGATATTTCTACTGTAGGACTAAATCCATCTTCTCCGTTTTCACCAGTATCACCTTTTTCACCTTTTTCACCAGTGTTGCCTTTTTCACCTTGTATACCTTGGTCTCCTTTATCACCTTTGTCTCCCTTTTCGCCTTTATCACCTTTAAGTACATCACTGGCTGTATCTACTGGTACTTCTACTTCATCAACTTCAACATCTACTCCTAGTTCTTCTTCATTCATATTCTGTCTCCTTTCCTTGTAATATCTTCTGTTAATGTAATTTCACCATTAATTAATGTCTGCACAAAGTTTGGATTCAAATTAAGAACAAGTTCAATATCGTATTGGTAAGTTCCTAAGTCTAAATCTTCTGTATCTTCTGCTTCTAAAGTTATATGATAATATCCATCTTCTCCTAATGTTATTCCATTGTTTATTGACTTTTTTATTTTTGCAACTCTATTAGCATTTTTGACTGTAAAATAGATATTATCTGAGTTGGATAGTTCAAGTACTTCACCATCTAATGTTGTAGGTCGAAATTTCCTCATTTTCTTTGTGTCTCCACGAATAAATTCATAATCAATTTGTTTCATCTATATCCCCCTTTCGTTTAGATAATTAACTAAATAGTCTAAGAAGTCATATATATCTTTATTATCTAAATCGTATCTATTAATTAATTCTTGTATGTCATTAGGTATTCTTCTGTCCTGATTATTTAATTTTTTAGGTCTTTTTGGTTTTTCTATCATTACTTATTCCTTTCTTATATAAAAAAATAAGCACTCTGTTACAAGTGCTTATTTATAATATATTTTATCGTTTCTTAATTCGAAATTGCTTGATAGTTTTTTTAGCTTTTCTTTAACTTCATCTTCATTATCTGATGTATCTTTTATGTATTCTAAAATCTCATTTTGTTCACCTCTGCTTAATTTATAGTTATTTGCTAAAATTAGTAATTTATTAATTCTTCCTGATATTTGATTATTGACATAACTATACATTTTCTTTTTAGCACTATTTGTTATTGTCTTTCCGTTAGAATCTTTATCTGCTGAAAATTCTTTATTAGATGCTTTTAATTTATAGTCTAAATATTCATTTATATCTACACTATCTTGCATCATACTATAAAGTTTATCATCATTTCCTGTTCCATTTGCGTATATTATTGATTTAACATTATCATCATAATCTGATTCTAATAATATTTTATTTTTAGCTGATTCTTTTTCTATTCCTTTAGTTTGAGCAACATAATCTAAATACTTGCTTTGATTTTTAGATGTTTTTAATTCTTGCATTGTCTTATATAGTGTACTGGTTTTTAATTCTTCTGCTACAGTGTTTGCGTAGTTAACTTTGTTTTTCTCTTTAGCATAAGAATAAACACTTTCAATAGCTTTCTGTTTTTGTTCGTCTGTTAAATATCTATATTCATCAGATTTAACTAAGCTTTCAAGTATATTATGAGATGTAGTTCCATAAGCTTTACTATATTTTGCAAACTCTTCATTAGTCATTCTATAATCTGTACCGTTAATAGAAAATGTCTTTTCAATTGTTTTAGGGATAATTGAACTTTCTTTTGTCTTAGCATATAAGCTATTAAGTTCTTTATCTACTATATCATTTGAGACATCTTGTACTTTTGCTGGATTTACAAAATTATTAAATGCTCTAAATGGAAGATTTTCACTTTGTTTTACTTCTTGACCCCATATATCTGTTTTAACTGGTAATGTTTGTCTTAATCCTGGTATTTTGCTCTTTATTTGATTTACTGTACTGTCTATTGCCTTTTCTAGTGTTCCTGTTTTAGTTGACTTAGTTGTTCTTTCATAATCATCTGTAGTTCTTGCAACTTGCCCTAATAATGTAGGAACAAATTGATTTACATAAGATTTACCAGTATTAACTATCATATCTCCTACTGCATTTTCCTTATTGTATGATGACAATATACTTGTTAATCCTTGTACCATTGACATTTCGCTCATAGGATTCATTGCGTTAGCTGATGCGTTCATTATGTTAGAAACACTTTTTAGTATTTTATTTAAACTTTCTTCATCATCAGTACTCTTACTATTCTTTTCTTTTTTAGATTGATTAAATTGTTGATTTGTTTCTGCTCCTATAAATAAAGGTATTCCAACAGGTGATAACCAATCTAAAGAATAAGTTTTTCCACCTATTTCTATTGAATAACTTTGTTTTCCTTGTTCTTCATCATATTGTTCTTTTTTATCATCATCTCCACCTGAAGCTTTAAGTATTCCTGCTTCTGCTAAAGCATATCCCATAAATGCTATTCCAGTTCCAGTTAATCCTTTAGAGATATTATCTATATATTGATTTATTGTAATTTTGCCTTTTCTTAATTGTGCTGTATCAAATATAGCTGATTTTATTAATCCTACTGGACTATATTGAGCGCCTGTTTTAGCTACATTTATAGGTGTTTTCTTAAATGGTACTGCTGAATCTAAGGCAAATTTAACAACATTGTTTTTCTTTCCCATTTGATTTAATGCTGTAGCTAATGCGCTTGCTTGATGGAATGTTGCTTCTTGTGATGATTTTATTGCGTGTTGTCTTGCTTTACTTAGTTGAGCATCTGTTATATTATTTACATCTATTTTATTAGCTGTAATATATTCACTCAATGCTTTTACATACATAGATTTTAAACCTATGTTATCCTCTACCTCTAATAAATTTGAATTTAAATCAAACAATTTTCCTAAAGTATTATTTAAAATATCATGTTTGAAAGTTTTTCTTGCACCTTGTAATCTTGATTGAGGATTATATTTGTTTTCGTTCATGCCTAGTTCTGTTTGAACATCCATATTTTTTAAGTCATTTTTAGCAAATTGTTTTACTTCTTTACTTGCTGGCATTATTGTATGTGTTCTTTCCATGTTTGGTTTGAATGTTGAAACAGCGCTTTCAATAATTCCTGCTACTTTGTCTTTTGCTCTTTGTGTCATGTGCATTGCAACATTTCCTACCATATTTCTACCATGAGTTTTAATGTTAGCAAGCATTGAGAAATATCTCCACTCATCTATCTTTTCGCTCATAGATTTAGGAACTTGTTGACCTAACTCTTCATATACTTCATCTAATGCTTCAAACATTTCTTCTTTAGAGTTAGTATTTAAAATCTTATCTGCCATCTCTTGAGTTAATTCAAATTGAGGTGTATTGCTTTTATTTTTATATTTAGTTTGTAAAGCATCATTCATTTTATCAATACTTCTTTGTAACCATACTAATTGTCCTTGAGGTGTCATATGATTTAGTAATGCCATTGCTTGCACTGTTCTACCAGCTTGCGTTCCAGCTAGTGCTGTTGCATGAATAGAATCTTGTAAATGTTCTTTATCTCCTATTTTAGAGTAGTACTCAATTAATCTTTCACCTACTGCTATATCAACATCACTGACTTTATCATTGTTCATTGCTCTACTTAGTAAAGAATTTAATTCTGCATCTGGTTCTGACATACTTATTCTTTTATCAGCCTTTTGCAATAAGCTTTCGTTACTTTGAGGTGTATAAGTATCTAATCCCATCATTTCTTTAGCAATAGCTTTAGCTTCTGCTGTTGTATTGGAACTTTCTATTATACTTCTATAATGCTTTCTAATTTTTCCATTTGGTTTTTCGTAATCAGTCCAATTTATTGTTTCACCTTTTGTAGGAAGGTTTCCTGTCTTTTGAACTTCTTTTTTAGGTGTATTAGTCTTGGTTGATGATTCTTTTGTTGGTAAAATCTGTTTCTTGGTTGGTAGTTTTAATTCACCTAGGCTTGTCCTTGTTCCTTCTTTTCCTATTCTTCTTTCCAAATATTTATCAAAACTTTCACTTGTTTTGTCAAATTTATACTCATCTAGTGATTTTATTATATCGGCTTTTTCATTCTCATTATTTCTATCATATTCTATTGTTTTTATACCTCTATCTTTTAATTGTTGTTTTACTTCATTGCTTAAATCACTAGGAATTACAATAGTATCTATTTCATCAAATCCAACTGCTCTTTGTGGTTTTGCTTCAAAATAATCTGTTCCTAGATTTTTAAGATTATTTAGATTATTTATTATTCTATTTATAAGTTTTGATGGAACTCTCCTAGAACTTATAACATTGTCTTCAAGTATTTTTCTAAAATTGTCTTCTGTTAAATCTCCAGACTTTGCTAAATCAAATACTGATTCACTTGCGTTTGTAAATCCTTGCATATTTAAACTATCTTCATCTGCATATTTATAATATTCTGCTAAATCTGAAATATCATCACCTATAATATCTCTATATTCTTCTATTTTGCTATTATCTGTGTCTTGCATAATTCTATTCTCATTGGCTTTTATATCTTCAATGGAACTAAATTTATTGCTCATTTGTGCATTTATTTTTCCAAATCCTGTCATAAAAGTATTTTGTGAAGAAATAGTATCTTGGTTTGTTAATGCTTTAACTATATTGTCTATATTGTATTCATCATGTAATTGCCAAAAACTTCTTCTACTGCCACTTGGTGTCAAATAATCTCTTCCGTTGTATATTCCCTTTTCTCCAAACATTGATTGAACTTTTTCTTGTATATAGTCTTCTATCCCATTGTCTTTTGCTACTTTTACTTTTTCTTTTCTAGTTTCATATTCATCAATAACTTGATTGTTTCCAGTAGTTAATATTTCAAAATCTCTTTTTAAGTTTTCTAGTCTTTCAAGGCTATTATCATTTAAAAAATGATTCATTATATCTATTTGTTTTTCAATGGCTTCAATTTCATCAGAGTCATTATTAAATTCTTTTCTTAACTCTTCAAAATATTTATTTCTCAATTCCGTATTATCTTTTATTTTGTCTAAGGTTATGTTATTTTCTTTTATAAAATTTTTTATACTATCTTGCTTATTATACCATTTTGTTAAATCTGCCTCTCTATATTTAGTATCATAATTTAATCCGTTTTCACTAATATACTTATCAATAACTTCATCTTGTCGTATGATTTTATTTACTAAATCTTCTGGACTTTTGGACTCTTCTGCATAATCATTTAATCTCCACCATTCCACTCCTAAATCTCTTGATATTTTATCAGAATTGTCGGTATTTATCACATAATCAATTTGTGGGAATGTTGGACTCCAAATATCTCTGTCATATACTTCATTTAACTCATTTGCAGGATTTATAGTTTCTTTATTAAATATTACTGAAATATCTCCAAACTGGTCATGACTTACTATATTAGGATTAGTTATTGCTATACTTGGTACAGGGAAACCACCTAGTTCCAATACCCCTTTTAATTTATCTTCTGTTAAATTATGTATTGCAAGTAAAGTTTTATCGCTACTTCCTGTTTCTGCATCTAATATTACTTTTTTCCCTGTTTTATTGTCTTTCATTGCTCCATCTGTACTCACAGAATATTTTCCTTTTTTTTGCATAGAATCAATATTAGCACTATTGACATTTTCTTGTGTTGATAGTATACTATATTTAGATAAAGGTTTTTGATTCATTGGAGATTTTGAACTCCTAGTTTCATCAGCCTTTATTTTTTGTGTCAAATTATCATCATAATCAAATTGTCTTTTAGCATACGCAACCTTATTTCCATCTTTTAATTTAGCAATTGAAAATTCTATCTGATAAGCATTATTTCCATCATAAAAATTAACTAATCTTGTATCAAAATTTGTTATTCCTTGTTTTTTATGTCTATTACTTTTATCTGGTTCGTTCGGCAAAATATTTTTTGAATTTTCTAATAACTCTTGTATATTATAATTAACATCTGTATTTAATTTTTTTACATCTTCTATATTATTAAAATAAGATGGATACCTTTGAAATAATTCATTATATAAATTTTTTCCAGGCAACCACTTTAATATATAAGCACTATCGCCATCTCCAAAATTAATTGTTTTACCTACAAGCGAATTATATACTTCTCTTGGTGTCATTTTTGAGCCATCTGATTTTGTGAAGGAATTTGGTTCTGCTTTTATATATTCAATTCCATCACTAGTGATTTCTTTACTAAATTTATTAATATTTTCTCTATTATAATTTCCTTCTTCTGAAAAAGCTCTTTCAAATTTATTTTTTACATCTTCCCAATACAGTTTTTCTATTCTACCACCAGTTATTTTATTTAATTTGTCTACTATCCAATCATAAACCATTCTCGCCTTTGAAGGGGTATAATTTACAAGTCTATTTACTTCTTCTTGCGTTCCAAATTTTGTTTGCAATGTCTTAGCAATAGCTTCTTCTTCTATCATGGAATTAAATTTAGAGTCATTTCTGTTATAAACAGGATTTCCGTTTTCATCTTTGATATTTAAGTAAGCCTCTTCTAATTGTGCTAATTTACTAGAAAAATCTTTATCTTTATATAAAAAGTCTTTTACCTCATTATACATTTTAACTGATTTATCTGTTTTTCCTGCTATAATATCATGTGTTAATTCATGTATAGCCATTTCTTGTATAATCGTTTTTTCATCAGCCTTTGGATTTATTATTATTTCTCTTGTAACATTTCCGTTTTCATCTGTTGTTAATATATATTTTCCACCTTCTGATTCATTATTGAAATAGTTTTCATCAAATCTTGCTTTTATTCCTCTTTTTTCTAATGCTTTTTGAGAATTTTCTATGCTTAAATCTTTGTAATTTAAATTATATTTTTTAGCACTACTTATTAAATTATCTTTATTTGTTATTTCTATTTTATTTTGAACAGGTAGTATATTCTCTGCTGTTGGTAATTTATTATTTTCAACTTTAGAATTATCTTTGCTTATTAGATTAATATATTCTTCATTAGGACTTATATATTTTCCATAAGAATTAGTATATCCATTTCTTAATTGGTCATCAATTATTATTTCTAACTTCTTAGATAAAGCATTATTTTCTTTTCCGTGGTCATCAATAATATTTACTATTCCATCTATTATTTGATTATATGAATATCCCATTTCTTTAAGTTGCTTTACTGCACTTATATTTGTATTTAATGAAATACCTCCACCTTTTGTTGTCTTTCTGTTATCTTCACTTGCAATATTTCCTACATCTTCTCCTAACATTTGTGCCATTTGTTGAAAATATGGTTTTACTTCTGGATTATCATATTGGTAAGCATTTGTTTTTGTATCTTTGCCTATTGTTTTTATATCTCTGTTTTGTAACGGACTTTTTACTTCTTCATATTCATAATTTGCCATTGATTCATCTACAATATCTTCAAAACTTCTACCTTTTAATTCATCTTGTTGTTTATTAATATTATTTTGCACTGGTAATTGATTTTTTGCTTCTATATTTTGATTTGAGACATTTTCTTTTGCTGGCAATATAGTTTGTTGGCTTTGTGTATTTTGCTCGTTATTTTGCATTGTCGCTTGTTTTATTTGATTAAATTTTTCATTTGCACTTTGTTTTATAATATTTTCAACTTCTTTTTGTCCTTGTGTCTTTATATTCTCTTGTATTACATTATTTATTTCATTTTCTGTTAATTTTCCACCATTTTTAATTTTTTGGTATGCTCTTCCAGATAATTCTAAACCTTTGGTTGCCCCATTTGAAATTAATCCCATAATTCCACCATTAAGTCCAGCATTAAACATTCTATCTTGCATATTATCCCAGTTAGCTTTATCTTTTCCACCAACTAATTCTGCTGTTAATTCTTGTGCTGGTTCCATAATAGCTTCTTGCACAACATTCTCAAGTATATTAAATCCTGTACTATTTAGAACTCCAGTACTAATTCCTCTTTTACCGAAAGAATTTAATATCCTATTAGCTTGTTGCCCTGTTATTACCTCTTCACTTAATCCTTCTAAAGCTCCCATTATAGTACCATAAGTTTTGGCTTCATATGGCGACATACCTCTTTCTTCAGCATCTCTAACATATCCTCCACCAGCACTTGTTGTAAAATATGCTGTCCCTAAAACTGGATTAATTAAATTTAATCCCATACCAGGTAACATTTGCCCCATTGATGGAGAAATTTCTGCCAACTTTCTTGAAACTATATTAGTTTGATTTTCTATATTTTCTGCGATTTTTGTATCTTCTGCTTTTCGTGATTCTTCAAATTCATCTTTTAAAGCAATTGCATCTATTTTGTCTTTATTCTTAGAATATATATCAGCATATTTTTGTGAATCTTTATCACTAATACCAAAAACTTCTTTCATCTTCTCTAGTTGTTCATTATAACCTGATTTAAGTACATTATATATTTCTTGAGGCACATTTTTAGCTGGCATTAAGTTTTCTATCATTGCATTTAATCTTTCAGTATTTGCTTCTTCAGAATTTAAATTATTATAAATATAAGCTCTTTTTTCTTCATCTGTTAAGTTAGAATCTAATACTCTTTTTATCATTCTGTTATTGTCAGATTGAACACCTGTAAAGAACGAACCTATATAATTAGATGAATCTTCTACTCCATGTTTTAATCCAATCCATGCGTTTTCAATAGTTCTACCTGAATCATTAAAAAAATTACTCGTTACTTCTCCTAAATCTGGTTGTGTAACCTTTCTGACTACTTCTGGTATTAATTTTCGTTTTTGTTCTTCTGTATATTCAACAGGTAATTCTGGATTTTCTTTTAATTTAAAATTTCTATTTTTAAGTTCTTCTGCTTTTTCTTTATTTTGCTGTTCAAGTATTGGCATCAAATTAGTTTCCATTGTATTGAATATATTAGTTCTTCTTGGAGCAATCATATTAGCTATTTCATTTACTCTACTTTGTATACTTTTTTTAGTGTCTATATAATTAAAACTGTTAGTTGGTGCCTGCGTTTGTGCTAAATTAAGCTTATCTTGTACTCTACTCCATATATCTGTTGCTTGCGCACTATTTTGAGCATAGTTTTGAAAATCTTGATTTGCTTGTTGTACTTCTTGTTGCTTTGATTCTTCATTTGCTAGTCTATCATCACGCATCCTTTCCCATATTTTTTTAGCCATATTATCCTCCTATAAATTATAATATTTTAATACATCCTCTACATTAGCAAATTTCTTTCCTGATAGTCCATCTATTACTCCTGGATTTCCTGCCCCTTGTAATATTTGCACATTTTTCAATACTTGTTTTGCTGTTACTTTTGAATTGTTTGTATTTGCTACTCCAGAATTTCCTCCACTACTACTTTTGCTAGTAGAACGAGAGGAACTTCTACTAGCACTAGCTTTTTTTGATAGTTCATATTGTTTTTTCCATTGACTATCAGCAACAGCATCCCTTTGTTTTTGATAATCAAATTGTGTTTGCCATCTACTATCTTCAACTGCATCTCTTGATTTTTGATAATCCCATTGTTGTTGCCATTTATTGTCTGATGCTCTATCTCTTTCTTGTTGATATAAGAATTGTTTTCTATTATTTCTCATATCATATTCTTGTGCTAATAATTGCATTTTTTGATTGTATATTTGTAATGAATTTTGAGCTAATGTAATGTCTCCTGTTTGTCTTGCTTTGCTAATTTGGAAATCAAAATCAGATTTTAAATCTCTTGCTTTATTTAAAGTATCCGTTATGTTTCTTTGGTATGTATTATATAAATTAGTTTGTGTTGTTTCTGCATAACCACTATTTCCTAATCCTTTTGATGCTAAATTCTCTGCATTTGCACCATATGGATTACTCGCTTTTCTATATTCTGTATATAGAGCTTGATTCGTTTTATTCGCATCTTTATCTATTTCTTGTTTATTTCTTTCTAGTTCAGCAACATTTAAGTCTGTTTGCTTATTTATAATATCTCTTTGTTGTTGTAACGAATTATCTAACATTTCGTTTTGTCTTTTGGTGATATTATCTATATCTTCATATCCTTCCATCTTTTTCCTCCTTTATATACTCTTTTTCCATGTTCCGTTAACTTTTGTCCATATAATTCCTCGTTTCCATATTCCATCTACTTTTACATAAACTTTGCCTCTTTTATATTCTCCTGAAGTTTTAACTTTAATAGTTTTTTGATTTCCTGTAAATGTAATTTTTATCTCTTTATAATGTAAATAATTAAAGTTATTTGCTGTCTTAATATAAACTCTTACTGTTACTGAATTATTGTTTCCATAAAGTTTATATAACTTATCTAATTCTGCATCTGTGAACTGGAATGTATAAGAACTTCCTGAACAAGCTCTATAACCTGCTATTGCTGTCAAGCCATCTGTTTTAAAAATACCTATTTCAAGTGAAGAACCACTTGGATTTGTATAGCTAACTGTTAAGTTATCTCCGTGATTTATATTAGGTGCTGTTGTTAGTTTAGCTATATCGTATGTAGTTATCCATATATTCTCTGCTTCACTCCATAAGCCACTATCTTGCCTCCTACATCTTGTTCTTACCTTATAAGTTGTATTGGGTTGTAAATTATATATCGTGTAATATCCGTTTTTCTGGTCTGATGCAACGGTATCATAAGCATCAGTCCATACACCATCATTTAAGCTGTATTGAGTCCAATCTCTTGCATCTGCTGTTGTCCAATTTACAGATATACTATTTAAGGTTTTACCTCTTTCTGAGTTCCATACCGTTGTATATCTAGGAATCCTATCTAAATCCCAGCTACCCTCTAAGCTACAATTTGTACCTGAAGCTGTTCCTACTCCAGCTCCAAAATATACATTAAACCAACCATCACCAGCACTTGTTGAGCTTGGAATTGTTATGTCTCCTGAAGTAATAACAGTTCCATCATAGCAAGTTGAACCACCTGCTTCATAATATCTTTGCGTACCAGCTATCCATAAATCCTTTAAATAAATCGTTCTATAACTCCCAGGAGAGTTATGAGCTGTTACTGTATAATGTATATAATGTTCATTAAGTGAACTGCTATAACCTGTTCTGTGCCAATCGAAGGTAAAATAAAAGCTTCCGACTGAACCAGTATTAATTGACCCTGATGTTGCCATATCTTACCTCCTATTCAAAAATTTTTATATAAACATCTCCATCTTCTCCTCCTGATGGGTCATCTGTACCTATACCAATTATTTTTTGTTTTTCATTTGCAACTGTTGTTATTCTTTCATTTAAAACTTTACCTTGAGCTGATGCTAAAGCACTAGTTATACTTGTGCTTGTTAAAGTATTTTCTACTACTGTTTTACTTGCGTTTACTGTAGTTGTTATTAATGTTTCAATAGCTCCAGTTAATGTATTATTCAAATAATCTTTAATTATGTTACCTGCTTCATCAAAAACTGCTTGCAATTCTGCTGATGTTAATGTTGGTTTTTCTGGCAAACTACTTACTTTATTTAAATTATCATTCAATTTTGGTAAACTCATATTATTCCTCCTATTTCTTTACATATCCGCCTACAAAGGCTTCTATCATTGCACTATATATTCCGAAAGGTTTATCTATTTCATCTGAATAAAACTTTAATGACAACTCTACAAATTTCTTTTCTTTAATCTTATAGACTACATATGATTGATTGTTCGTTACAAATGAGAAATTGCCAAAGTCTATGTTCGAAAAATCAAATCCTGTCGCACTATATTGCTTAATAAACCTTTCATCTTGTCTTTTATTAGTTATTTCTGAAACTTTGATGGCTCCATTTGGAATAGTTTTAATTTTTGCTACTCCACCTCTTTTATTTGTTGTTTTATTCAAATTTCCTATACCGAAATTATCCATAGGTGTTGTCCAATAACTCAATATTGCTGTTCCATTATCGTTAGTTCCTTCGAAAACAAAAATAGAGCCATCTTCAGCTCCTACATATAATTTCCCTTTATACTCTTTTAAATAACAAATTTCTACTCCTAAATCCCATAAATACCACTCATACTCGTAACCTATAATTCCTTGATACATTTGTCTTATATCAGCTAAATATATTTTATGATTAACTAGTATTAAAAGGTACCCTTCCCATTCTGTCATCATTGCTAAATTATAATTATTTTCATTAATTAATTTGTTATCTACTAAACTACTTCTATGATTTAACAACTGTCTTGAATCTATGTTTTCATTTGCTATTCCTTCTAGTCCATTTCTACTTAGAAATACAATATCATCTTTATAGTTAATTGCATCTGCATAACATCCAGTACTTACATTTCCTTGATAGTTAGGGTATACCTTACCTGTTGAATCTATTGTAGCTGTATGATAGAAAATAGTATCATTTTGTTGGTTTGTTTCTTTGAATACCCATAAAATATTATTACCTACAACTATTGATTTAACCATACTCTCTTCTGTTCCATCTTGATAGTATGCTAAATCTGAAATATATTCTGGTGTATTTAGTTCACAATGGAATATTGCATTAGGATATTCTGGATTCCCTGCAAAAAATACTCTTCTATCAAATATTACCATTTTAGAACATTTACTAATTCTATTTGCATAACCTGAAATATTTTTACTAAATGTTATTACTACATTATCACTCGTTATTGCTTGAGATGGAGCTGTATTGAATGTTATCTTACCAAAGATTAAATCTACTGTATAATCTGTGTTTGCCACCACTTCATCATTTACTATTACTTCTGTTACTTCATCTATTCCTGTAGCATCTAAGTAATAGTCTGTACTTGTACCATCCCCCCAAAAAGAATTTTTTCGTAATGGTGTTAATAAGTTTACATCTTGATACATTTCACCACCACCACTAGGTTTTCTTCCTATTGTTGTTGTTGGTATAAATGGATTGTTGTTTTTTACTTCTCTTAGAGTTTCATCATATACTAAAAAATACTTTCCATCTAAGATATATAGTTTATTATTAAATATAACAAATGAACTTCTTTCGTTGTTCATATCATTCTTTAAAAGTGTTTTTTCTTCTGGACTGTCTGGAAAATTTGACCATAGATATAAATTAGTTCCGCTGTGAATTAAAGCTTGATTATTATATACGAAAAATCCGTTTATTTTATTGTTAAAATCAGCTAATTTGACATAGCCTGGTCTCGTTTCTACACAACTTCCTTGTGTATCTGAGTAGTTTTTCCAGACATTTAAAGCATCTGGACTTCTTGAAATATTAACTATGCCTGGGTCATTCGAAAAATCTATTCCTCTAAAATTTGAATATGCTCTTTTTATCATTTTGCCTATTGCACTATTCTTTGCCATCTACACCACTCCTTCTTCAATTACAATAGAAGAAAGTGTTTTGCGTGGGTCTAATAGCTCTAATTTTCTTCTATATTCACTTGCAAAAGCTTGATAATCACTTGAAGGGTCTGTTTTTAATATATCATTTGCAACTAAATATGGTAAAATCAATTGTGCATCTTGGTCTAACTCTAACATAAAATCTTTATCTGTATCTTGTGTTATTACTGTTGGATACATATAGTATTCTAATATATATTTTGCATCTGATTCTTTATTTATGTATATCTTATTCCCTATAGTTCTATAATCTGGTGATACTTCTCTATTTTTAGAATCTAATGCTGTTACCTTTGCTAATTGATACATATTTGAAGGTAATGATATTTCTTCATACCCTTCTTCTGTTTCCCCTGTTATATCTTTTAATACTTTTGTTTTCAGTATTCTTTTTATTTGACTTATTTCTTGATAGTTAGGAGCATATACTAAATTTAATCTATTTGCTATATCTTCATCTTCTGTTAAGTATTCATTATTAGGTGAATACTCTTCTATCAATGCTAATGTTATTTTTTTATTTTCATTTAGTGTCATCTTTGTTCACTTCCTTATATATTTCTTCTATTTCATTTATTTCTTGTTTTAAATCTTTTAGCTTATATACTTCTCTGTCTGGTAATATATACCCTTCTATTTCGTTCCATATTAATATTGTTCCCTCTGGTAATTCTTGAGTTAATATACTTTTTTCTGTACTTTTTACTCCGTTGAACTCACTTTCTCTGTTAATCTCTGTTGTTAATATTAAATCTTTTAAAGTCTGATGTATTGTTTTATCGTCTGTAAACTCATCAAACTCCATTTCTTTTGTTACTGTTCTTCCATAATATTGTCTTAAACTAGGCTTAATTGTAAACAACTCGTTCATTTATTTTCTCCTTTCACTTTTGCCAGATTCGAACTGGCTTATACCTTCAAAGTGATATAATGAGGGGTTTCCCCCTCTTATACTACATAGCTGTTTTAATTGCATAGATTTCATCTGGTCTTGTTATTAAAGCACCATATGTATATAGTCCTTTTAATGCGTCTGAGAAAGCATCTTGAGGTCTATATGCTTCTACTTTATTGATTTGTTCAGCAAATGCTATAGCTTTAGATGTTCTTAATATATTATAGTGAACATCATCAGCAGATGAACTTCCACTTGCTTTTCCTGTTGGTAGTAAGTTCTCAATACATACATAAGCATTATTGATTTTACCAACAGCACCTTTCTTTAATATTTCAGGGTTATTTGTTGATAACTCTGTTAAAGCTTCTCTATAGATTGTGAATGGTTTTGGAGCTACTTCTAAATAGAAAGTATCAGATACTTTACAGTTTTTACCGTATAAGTATGCAAATCCATCTTCTACAGTTCTTACAGCATTAGCTTTTGTTAAAGTTACTACTGAAGCACTTTGTCCTATTGGATTTGTTGCATCTTCTACTCCAGCTTTAACTAATGAAGCAACATATTTGTCTCCTTCTTCAGCTAATCCTCTTGAAGCTTCTCTTGTTAATTCATCCATTAATCCTGGTACAGATTGAGCTTTATCTACATCATCAACTTCAAAGTTGAAGTATTTGAATTGGTCAATTTTCAATAGCATTGAACCATCTGTTGCTCCTTCTCTAGTAATTGCTTTGCCTGGTACATAAGTTCTAATTGTAGGTCTTACTACATTTAATATTTTTACTTCTTTAGCATTTTTAGAATCTTTTTCATATTTGAAATCGCAGTGATTTCTTAATGATGTTATTGTTTCTAATGCTTGATTAAATTTTCTACTCCATATTGTTTGTTGGAAATTTGTTATAGCCATATTTATATCCTTTCTTTATAGGATTATTATTTGTATTTACCCCATGACTGCATAGATTTTTCCAGTACTGCCATTAATTTAGGATTTCTCTCTAAATCTTCTTCAGTGAATTTTCTTGCCTCCTCTGGTGTATAATAATCCTTTAATTCACCATTTAAATTATTTGTTTTTGCACTACCTGGGCTTGCAGGTTGTTTTACTGTTTGTCCATTAATTTTGTTATACATTTCGTATATTTCAGATATAGGTGTATTTACATTGAAACGGTCTCTAAACTTGATAAAGTCTTTTGTTTCAAGAATATCTGTTTTATAACCTTTTGCTTTTAATTCATCTATATCTTTTAAATTAATTAGTTCTTTGCAGACTGTCTCAAATATAGTTTTTTCTCTAGTAGTTCTTTGTTCCATTGGAATAGATGCTATTCTATTTGCTTCTGCTTCCATTTCTTCTCTACCTAGACTTATAATTTCTTTGGCATCTGCTTCAGCTAAGATTCTTTCATCTCTTTCGCTATATCCTTCTTTGAACTCTGGAATATCAATTCCTTGTTCTTTGTAAAACCTAGATGTTTTTGTTATTGCATCATCTAAGTTATCTACTCCTAATCCAGCATTAATAACACTTTCAAGGTATTTGTATTTAGCTAGTTCTTTATTGTATTTTCTTTCTTGACTAGCTCTATCTCTTGCTAATCTATCTTTGACCTTTTCTTCAAACATCTTATTAGCTCTTTCCTCTACTAGCCTATCAATGTTTTCTTCGGAATTTGTTTCAGTCTCTTCGACTGTATCTTGAATAGGTTCTTCTACACTTTCACTAGTACTAGTGTCAACTTCTTCAAGATTTTCTTCTGATGTTTCAGGTACATCATTCATTACAACATCTTCGTTGTCATTTTCAATAAACATTTTTAACCTCCCATTTATAGCCTGTCGGCTCCCATGCACCTTTTATTGTCAATACGCAAGTTCTGGACATATAAAAAAAGAACCTTTACGGTTCAACTTTAATTACTTTCTTAATTTCTTCTTGTTCTTCTCTTCCACATTGTTTACACTTATGATAAATTGTATTGTTTTTTACTTTAGTTACTAACATTTCAACTATTTTACATTGCGGGCATTTCATTTTGACTTCCTCCCATCATATTGGAATTAATCATTTCTCCTTGATTTGCTATTGTCTCTATATCATTACTTGTATTTGTTTCTTCTTGCATTACTTGATTCAATGCACTATTGATTTGGTCTGCTTGCATTTGCATTTGTGTTAATTTTTCTTGATTTTCTTTTCTCTTCTCTAAGATTTTTTGTAACACATCTTTAGGCATTACACTACCTTCTGGAAGAGCTTCTACATATTCTTCGAATGTTATTTTATCACTCATAAATAAGTTTTCTAATGATTGTTCTTCTGCATATCTATCATATGGTGATTTAGGTGTTATATCTACCTTAATATAAGGTTCTATTCTTTTTAAAACTTCATATGGAATTTGGTATGGTACTTCTATTATTTCTCCTGCTTCGTTCTTTTGTTCCATTAAAACTTGCATACCATCTACTTTATAAGCTTTCCACATATCAAAATATATTCTTGCTAAATCTTCTATAAATGTTTTATATGTATCAACTTGTTCATTTAAAGGTTGTTGTGTAGCTTGTTGCACAGCCAAAATTGCTTTACCTGAAGCTTGTGTAGGGTCTACTGAACCTGTTGCTACATCTCCAGCTCCTTCTAAATCTTTTGTATTTAGTTGTATATCATCTTGTAAGTTCTTAGCATCTAATGACATACTTGCTGGATTTAAATAACCTACTTGTTTTCTTACATCTTCTATTGAAGCTCCACCTTTAAGTTTTATTGTACTTCCAACTGTCTCTAACGCACTAGGATTACTTATAAAATCTTCATTAACAATTGGCTTAGGAAATGCACTTAGTTTTACTGCTAAAGCTCTTCTTGTTGCTATTTTGTTTATTTCGATTTGATTTGTTATAACATTACGAACAGCACCTACACCTCTTGAAGAACCTTTGACTTTTTCCCAGCACATATGACATACAGGATATAATGTTTCGCCTGTTTCTTGCTTAACTTCTAATTCAACAGATTTTACAGCTCTTGTATAAAATACTTTTCCATTTTCTTTATAATATTTAAGTAATACTAAACACATAGGATTTACTTCATCAGTTGTACTTGAATATCCTGCTTGTTCTAATGTTTCTCCATCTGAAGTAATTAGTTCTATTTTTTCTTTGTCTATTCCTAATCTTTCAGCTTCTTCTCTTACTTGTGTTACTGGCTTTCTGTAACTAATTATGATATATGGTTGATTCTGTATATCACTATCATTTTCGTTACCATAATACACATTATTTTTATCTATTACCTCGGTTGCTATTTCTTGTTTTTCTATATCAAAATAACTATGCAAAATACCCTCATCATTAATACAAGCATCTTTCATAACTTCTTTAATTTTAGACCCTACTTGTTGCAACTCCCATACTTTGTTTGCGTGGCGACTTAATACTTTGCAAAGCTCTTTAAGTAATTCTGTTTCTGTAGTAGCATCATAAAAATTAGGATTGTAGACTATTGCATAAGCATTAGAATTTACAACTCCTAACTTGTATTTAACTATACTTTTGATGATGTTAAGTACTACTGGTGTTTCTTTACCTATATTAAGATATTTAGCTTGATTACCATAATAGTAGTCATAATTTTGTTCTGTATCTCTATATAGGTTTTTCATTCTGTTATACATTCTGCCTTTTTCGAAGTCTTTCCATACACTTGTTACATTTTCATCTTCATATTTCATCTACATTCCTCACCTTCTTTTGACTCTCTGGTGTTCCATCAAAGTTTTCTAAGTTTTCGAATACATCTGACCAATAATCTCTTTGCTTCTCTAGTTTCTTTTCATCTTTCTTTTCTTGTCTTTTTTCTTTAATTACAGTTATTGGATTCTGTAACTTAGTTGGTTGCTTATTAGTTTTATTTAATCTATAACCAATAAAAAAGCCGTATGCTTAGGCATACGACTGGTATTAAACTATTTATCAGATTTATCATTCTTTTTACCTCTCTTTGTAGGTTTCTTTTCTTCTACTTTTTCTGTCTTTTCAACTGTTGTATTTTCTTCAATAGTTGAATATCTTTCTCTAAATACTTTCTTTTTCATCTTTTATTTCCTCCTCTATTCCTAATCCTTCCATTCTTGTTACAATTACATCTTTAACAGTATCATCTACTATAAATAAACCTTCTTTTATATCTTTTAGCATTTTTTGTCTAAAATCATCATAAAATTCTTTAGTCATTGTTCCATTTACTCTAATCATAATTATGTTATTCATTTAAAACACCTCAATTCTGCTTCCAAAATCTCCTTCTACTTCTCTTTCGAATCCAAAGTCTTTCATTATGTTATATTCTAATTCGTGATTATCTTGTTTTACTGTCATCTCTTGTTGTTCTCTTATATGAAATGCTATTGCTAATGCCATTACTAAGTCATCATGGCATCCATCTTGTGCTTCTGGTCTGCCTTTTTCGTTTCGTACAAATACTAGCATCTCTTCTAATGTATCTTTGTCATTTATTAATTCTACATGGTCATTTATTATTGCTTGTAATTCACTTAATATTAATGGTCTTGTTATTCTGTCTGTTCTAAATCCATAGGCTTTTACTGTTTTTCCAGTATAAGAATCTTCTTTCATTCTTACATATTGCTTTTTATATCCTATTCTTTCTATTTCTTTAATTGGAAATGTATCAAAGTTGCTTTCAATTCCTACTAAAGCATTGTTATAATATTTAGCTAAGCAATACATTTGCCTTGTGTATTCATCTGCATCAAATTCTTTTCTTAATGTTGCTATTTGTTTTCCGTTTGTATTATCTAATACTTGTCCTATAAAATAATCTGAACCTTCTCCTGCTGTATCTCCTGAAAGTACATATGGATAATTCTTTTTAGGCGCTTCATATATTTTTATAAATCCATCCTGTTCGTTTTTCCATCTTATGTTAGTTATATTTAAACCGTTATAATCATAAATAAAAGAACCTACTTTTATAGGCTCTTTAAGTTGTGATATTCTTTTTGTTATGTTTTCTGCATTAAAGAATGTTTTTCCTAATACTCCCCATTCACCTAGGCAATATACTTGATAATAATAAAGGTCTGTATCTTTAAAACTCTCTAATGTTTTTCTATCTTCATCTGTTAAGAATTTATTATCTTTGTATGTACTATGGCATACTGTTGCTAATCCTGAATCAATAAAATGTCGCTTAATCCAATGGCTTATATTTATAGGGTTAAAACTTAATACCATTTGTTTCTTTGATTTTCCACCTCTTAAACGAACTTTTAATTGGTTTATATCTTCTTCTAATGTTTCTGTTGCTTCCTCTACCCATATATCTGTAAGCTCACCAGATTCAAATGTAACGGATTTTAATTTTTCAGTATCATCTAGTCCACTAAAAATAATCTCATTCCCATTTACGCATTTTATACGCAAATCTGATTCATTTATTTTAAACTGCTGGCTTAAATTCCATTGCTTAATTACTTGCTTAAATAATGCAAATGTTGAATTTCTATTTGTATTACCTGTTTGTCTTACAACAAGTAAATTCATTTTCTTTTTTAATAACCTATATATATATCTTTGTACTATGTAGTATGATTTTCCACTAGAACCTCCACCGTAAAATAATAAGTATCTATCCTCATTATCTAAGTAGGGTATATATTTGTTATTAAATACTTTCTTGCTTATGCTTACATTAATCATCTGTTAGTGTAACCTTTATATCTGTATTTACATTTGCATCTATTTCTTGCTTATCTTTATATCCATAATTATTTTTTAAATTGAATATTATACCTGTTGCATTTCCTTGACCTGTAATCAAATTTTTTTCTAACCAATTTTCTACTTTTAGCTTTGCTTTTTTTAATGTGTTGGAAAACTCTTCATTCTCCCCATAATTTATTAATGCTTTTCTATCTAAATCTAATGCCAATGCTAACCCTGTTACTGTATATGGTTCATTCATTCTATCGCATTGTTCAAAATATTTATCTATCTTTTTTTGCATCTCTTCTTTAGTTTTATATTTTGGTGGTCTACCACCTGGATGTTTTCCTTCCATTGTATCATCTCCCTACTTTATAGTGTTTTGTTCCACTTTAAAACCTATTCTTTTATTTGATTGTTTTTCTAAAATATATTTATCATCATTTGTTTCTATTTCAATATAAACTGATTTATAATTTATCTTGCTTACTATTTTACTTATCTGATTTAGTGCTGTTGTTTCTTTCATTGATAACCTCTTTATTTTTCATTCTATCTGCTAATCTCTTAAAATAATCTTGCTTTTTCTTATCTTGTATGATTCTATCAGCTACCCAACTACCTTTTCTCTTCATAATAATCACACCTTGCTTCTCTGGTATTATTATCTTCATGTATAGTTATATTGCATACATTTACTTCTTTACAATTATTTTTACATCCTTTACATTTATCGTGTTTATATTGGCTAAATAATTCATTAATAGGCATTACTATACACCTCCTATAAAATAAAAGAGTAATTACAAAATTGGGCTTGTAATTACTCTGCTTTTGAGATTTAGTATGTAACTAATTTAGGTTTATCCAATTATATATATATCATAATTTTAGTTCGTGATTCTACCTTTTTTTTCGTGAATTTTATCAAATTCTTTTAAGGCTTCATCTTTTAATGTATATGTATATTTAACATCATTGTATATAACTTTTTTAGCTATGTCTTTTATACTATCACCTAATATATAATGATGGTATAGTAATAATCCTTTTTTGTCGCTAAGTTCATTAAGTTGTTCCTTTAAATTAATTTCCATATTAATTGCTTTATTTTCTATTTCATCTTTTAATGCTTGAATCTGGTCTAGTAATTTAACTAAACTTTCAGCTTCATTATCTTGCACCTTCCTACTACCTTTAGGCATATCAGATAGTATACTATTCAATCTTCCAACCGTTTCTATTTGTTCTTCTAAGAACTTAATTCTAGCATCAGTCCATTTTTTAGTTATTCTAAAACTTATTAAATCTTGTCTAGTCATAGTCTTTTGTACCTCCTATTTTTAATTTGTTCATTTATTAATTTTAAAATTACTTTATTTGCTTTTATTTCTTCTTGTATACTTTCTTCATCCTGTTTTAAGGCTTGTATGGTTTGTAATAAAACTCTATTTAGTTCTAGCTTTTTCTGAATTATTTCCTTTGCTTTCAATAAATCATTTATTTTCATAAACTTTTTACCTTTCTTTCCATCTATCTCTTTTACTTTTATATACATCTTGTTTGTTATATGTATTTAGTTGTCATTTATCTTTTGGTCTAGTTATTTTACTCATTAGCTTTGTTCTCCTTTCTCTTACAAATCTAAATCTTGTATATTAAATTTTCTTTTTATTCTATCATTATCAAGAACTGCTATATTATGTTCATAATCTTCTTTTTTTATAAATTTAAAAACATTGAAATATACACTTGCTTGTGCTAATTTTTCTTCACTATTTAAGTCTTCATTTTCCATTTCATTTATTAATTCATCTATTTTTATTATTAAATTATTTAATGCTTTTTCTGTATTTTTATCCATACTTTCTCCTTTCACATTTAACACTTTTCTACTAATCCTGCTTCAATTAAATCATATAATGTATCGTCTAGTTCTCCGTCTAATCTTGTTAATTCAATTTTTCTTGAGCTTTTACTTATTCTATAAAAATTTTTATCATCATTTTCATTGTTTAAATATACTTTTTTAACATAAGATAATGGATTATATGTAAGAGATGTTACGAATCCAAATTTTTCTAATTCTTTTAAATCAACATCATCTTTTATCTTTAACATTCTTTTTCTACCTCTTTCTTAAAACTCTCAATTATTTTTTGTTTTTGATATTCAAATTCTTCATAATTGCAACCTTGTGCTAAATTTTCTGCCATATTTTCAATTATAATTTTTAATTTATGTATTTCCTTTTCTTGTTTTTGGATTAGATTTAATAATGTTTTAAAATATCTTTTATCTTCTGGAACTATTGTATAATTTTCTTTCCATACATCTAAATATTTACAAAGTGTTTCTATTTTATCAATAACTTCTTTTTCTTCTTCACTATAATTCATTTTGATTTAGTCCTCCTAACTACATAAATCTGTATATTTAAAACTATCTTCTAATGTTTCTTCAATACATTTTATTAAATAATCTGTTAATTCAACTTTTCCATTTTCTTTATAAGCATCTATAATCGTTTTTACTTGTATTTGATATTCTTCCATATATCTTCCTCCTATTATTCTCCTAAAATTAAAACTTTAAAATATCTCTTCATTACCATAGTTTCTATATGCAATGCTTTTCCTTTATATTCAATAGAATATCCTTTCCATTTTCCATAATATTGTGTAGTGTTCTTTTCTCGCTCTTGTAAATCATCTATTATTGTTCCTATTTCTTCATTAGTTAAGTTTGTTCTATTGTCGATTAATATTTTCATATTATTCTCCTTCTTTATATTTCCATATATAACCTTTAAATTGTTTGAATTTCCCTTTTGCACAACTTGATATTCCTGATTTACTTATTTTTAATTCTTTTGTAATATGTTTTACGCTTTCCCATTCTTTAATAAAATTGCCTTCTAAATCATATTGAAGTGTCTTTTTACTTCTTTTTTCTATATATTTTTCTATTCTGTTTCCATAATTATTATTATATTTATAAGTACACCATTCGAGATTATCTATTTTATTATTTGTTCTATTTTCGTCTTTGTGATTTATGCAAGGTAAATTATTAGGATTAGGTAAAAAGGCTTTTGCTACCAATCTATGCACTTTATGGCTTTTATTTTTACTAACTTTATATAATCTAACTTGTACATAACCATGTGTGTCCAAAAACAATTTTAATATCTTTTCTTTCTTTTTATTTTTTATTCTTCCAAAATTACTTACTTGATATAATCCATTATATTCTTCTATGTCTTTCCAAATTTCTTTCATTAATTTTCTCCTAAAAGTTCTTCACACATTTCTATTCTTCCTAATCTTTTGCCATATTCTAGTGTTTTTCCGTTTCTTCTTCCACCTAATATTACATGCTCATTTGTTTTTATATCATTCTGCATCTTTTCTTTTACTTTTGATTTTGGTATATAGTTTTCTTTAACATAATTTAATACTTCTTTTCTATTTTGCTGTATTACAGTATCTCTGCCTTCAATAAGCCTTGCACTTTTCTCTATTATACTTTTGTTTTTTTCTTTTAATTCTTTATTTTCTTTTATTAGATTTTCTATGGCTCGTATTTCATTTATTCCTATTGTACATAAATCAGCAGTTATCTTATTTGTTTCATCAAAACATATTTTGTTAAAATATTCTTCTAATATTTCTATATTATTCATAGTACTCCTTTACTTTTATAATTAATACAACTCTTTTCCACATTTAATACATTTTGCATAGACTCGTAAGCTTCTTCCTTGTCCACTTCCTGTTGTTACATACTCATGGTCGCATTGTTCTCTCTTTATCATTAAATTCTTATATTCATCAGATTTTAAATATTCTTTTTCATCTATATGTTGTTTTATACCAAAACATAGTATGATAATTATTACTATAATATAAAACACAGTGATTTTTTTTAATATTTTTTCCATGTTTACTCCTTTTCACAAACAAAAAAGGTAAGATATATTTTATATACATCTTACCTTTAATACTTTATTATACAAGACTATGATTTTTAGGTTGGAATCGAACCAACTACAAATTGTTTTTCAGACAATTGCTCTACCAAATGAGCTACTATTATTTTTTTTGCAGAAATAGTCTTTAATTATATTTTTATTCATAACAAGCCACATTATTTTACAATGCTTCTTTGAGAGAGAAGTGCCTTACCTCTTGGCTATATAGTTTGCGACTATAATAGGATTCGAACCTATGAACTGTTTTTATATTTTGCTGTAAGTGGCTTTGTAGAATATTTTATTTAAAACAAGTCGCAATAATTTAGGATAATGTAAAACAATGCTTTTATTGTTATTTTCTGGAGCCTTATTTTCCCCTAAGGCATAGGTGTTAGTTGCTGTATGCGACTTTATGTTATTATTTATTTTATACAAAGGACTTTAATACCAATTAACAGTTGGTTGGATAAATGCTCCCAAAACATTCCCTATTTTTATTGCTGTATGTCCTTTTAAATAGACTAAATAATGGATGTATATATATTATCATATTTTTAATTAAAATTCAATATCTTTTTTATATTTTTCTAGTATTTTATCTATATAAGATGTCATATCAAATTTGTTTTCTAATAATTTTAAAATTTGTATATTATATCCACTTAAATAGATATTTCCGTAATTATCAAATTCTGGAACTGTTTTATTTCTGTCATTTAAATTCCACCATACAATTTTAGTATTAGCTCCATGTTGTTTGAATATCCTCATCGTTTCTGCTTTTGATTGATTTGAACCACAATCAAATTCCATATCTGATAATACTATTAAATATTCTGGATATTTCTTTAATCCTTGTAAAAGTTTCATCACTTTACCAAAATCTGTGTTTGAACAATCCCCTGTATACATAGATTCATATTTTTCTTTTAATGTATTTCCTTTAATTGTCATTAATTGAGGGTACGAACTAAAAGATATTACTTGATTAGGTGCATATGTTGATTTTATTGCTATTCCATAAGCTATTGAATATGCCTTATCTAATAAATTATCTCCTGTTCTACCACCCCATGTCATAGAACCTGAAGAATCTAAAATTACTATTGCATCCATTTCTACTCCTATAGTTGCGTTGTCAACTATTTTATTAGCAATAACTTCTCTAGCTTCTTCTTCCATACTTTGAGGAACAAGTCCACCTCTAGTTGCTTCTTTATAACCATCATATACATTAGTTGTTTTAGTATTTATTTTAGCCTTGTTTTCTTTAACTTTTTGAATATACTCTGCAAATCTTTCTTTTAAATCTTCTCTAGTAGAAAAAGTATGTGTATATTTGGTCATTGCTAAACTTGGAACTTTTTCAAAGTCTATCTTTTCGACCAATGGATGTTTGAAATTACCTTTTTTAAATAAATCATTTAATGGTGTTCCATCTTGTTGTTCTGCATATGATAATTTAAACTCAACTGTTGAATCAGTTTTTATTAATTTTCTATATTCTTTTTCTGTTATATCCCACATTTTACATAATGCTTTTGCATATATCTTTTCTTTACCTGTTAATCTAGGCATCCACTTTTTAGCAAGCTCATTTCCAGCATATAATTGTTCTTTTAAAAATGCTATATTTTCGTCAGTTGGAATATATATTAAGTCATCATATCTTCCAGCTTTAACAATATTTTTAGCATCTACTCCTGACAATGTCATTAATTTTCTTCCTAAGTCTCTTCTTCCTAGTCCAAATCTAGAATCTCTAATAAACATTGAAAATACTTTTTCTTTTTCAGTAGTTCCAATATTAACTTGGTCTAAATTCTTTTCAAAGTATGGTGTCATAAAAAACAAATCTGTTAAATTATTTCCAGTTGTTTTATATGCTATATCTCCATTCTCTGTTAATTTCTTATTTTGTTTTTCATTTATTATTTTTTCTAATCTATTCATCTTTACTCTCCTTATCATTTATATTTTCATAATCTTCAAAATTACCTATTATTCTAGCATAATATGGTGTTTCATCTATTGCACATTTTCTACATTCGCAATATATCATATGCCCTTTTTTATCACCTTTTATAACTGTATTACATAATTTACATCTTATTTTCATATTAAGCTCCTTTATGGTCTGTATCACTATATTCTACTAATTTACCATTTTTCATTCTTACATATTTTGTAATCATATTATGGAATGAAATTACAAATCCTTCTACTGGTCTATTTACCTTTCTACAGTATCTTTCATATAAACCATCTAAAGCATCTTTATTTGGTAAATATGGTATACTTCCAACTACTGGTACTATCCCTATAAATTCTGGTATTATTTGATTATTAAATGGATAAATAAACTGTTCATGATAATAATTCAAATTACTTAATTTAAATTCTTCATCTATTCTTGCTTTTGCAAACATATAAAATCTTTTGTCAAATTCATCAACTGTATATTTTAATCTACCCATTCCTAACCATTCTCCACATAAGCAACTGCCTTCATATAATTGTTCTTTTAATACATCTATATGGTCATTTGCCCATCCTAACAAACCTTTATATAATATTTGTTTATTATCTTCTAATTCATCATATTTAAGTATTGTATTTCTTTGTGCAAAATATATTTCGTCATTTAGCTTAAATATTACTAAATTGCTTCCATCCAATTTTTCTGTTATTTCTATTTTTTCTCCATCAACACTTATTCTTTGTGTTTTAGGATATAAACTTTTTGAAATCATATTATTTTTCCTCCAATAAATCTTTTAAATTAGTTATAATTGTTCTTCTTATATCTGCACTTGTTAATCTTTCAAAAATATAATTTTCTTTGCTATCTTCTACTTCTTTTATTTTGTTGTATATTTTAGATTTATGTAGCCACTCACTACAAAAATCAACATTTTTATTTTGTTCTTCTTCTATTTGTACGAATAAATAATCTACTAATAATCTTAATTGTACTATATCTAATGAATATTCATCTTGCTTATACATTGTTTCTAATTTATCTAAAATATTTCTATCCATCTCTAGTCCTCCAAACTATCATAATATGCTTTTCTTGAATAATAAGTACTTTCAAATATCATATTTTCTACATTTTCTATCAATTGTTTATTTAAATTCATCATATTATTAATTTCTTCTTTTCGTATTTCACTTAATTCTGTCTTATCTGTTCTATCTAATACATAAGCACTTTTATCATATAATCTACTTGCACTTTTGATATATGTTCTATAACAATGTTGACTTATTTGACTTGGTTTTAATATGTAATAACCTATACCAGAAACACATCTTAAAACTCTACCTTTGCTTAATAACCAACTTCTTATACTATTCATCATTATTTTATATTTTTTATATTCTTCTTCATCATCAATATTGTACGCAAGCATTGTTCCTAATTGTTTGTGAGTTATTGTTGAACCGTAAGGCTCATTTAAAATATATTCAATAGTTTCTTGCTTATATTGTTTCTTTTTACTGTCTTTTTCTTGTTCAAACCTAAAATTTTGTTTCATACTAATTTCCCTCCTTTCTTTTTCCAGTAGGAATTTCAACTGCTTCTTCCACACTCCATTTTCGTTTTAATCTTTTATATATATTTTTAGTTGATATTCCTGATAATTCTGATAATTCTTCAACAGAATATAGCTTTCCGTTATATTCATATAATCTTTTATTTAATCTAAATTTTTTCCTTTTCATTGGTATTTCTAAAGCTTCTTCTAATGTCCATCCATGACTTGTTCTTTTTTCTAAATTTTTAGGTGTTATATTATAATCTCTTGCCATATCACTCCATTTTGAATATTGTTTTCCTTTATAACTAACAATATTCTCACTTGGTTTTCCAACTTTTCTATGACCTTTTTTATACATAAGATGTAGCATTTCGCTTCTATAACCATAAGCTATATTTTCTACACTATCATCATCTATTTCTCCAATATGTATTGGAATCATATCTGGAGCTGGTTTTTCTAAAAAATGCTCTGCTACTAAAGTTATTAATAAATAAAACTTTCTTTTATTATTTTTTGATAATGTTACCTCATTAAATCCGTAATGATTTTTTCTTATTTTTAGTAATTTAGGCTTTCCTGTATTATTAAAGTTAAGACTTAATACTTGTCCTTTATTAGATAATTGATATTTTCCTTCAAACCCTTTTATATCAACCCATATTTCATTCATACTACATCTCCTCAATTTCTAAAATAACTTTTGTTTCCTTTCCATATTCAAATTTATCTGTGAATCCTATAACATAGTTTCTATTATCATCTTTCATTTTTCCACACTCTACCATTGCATCTAAAATAAATTTTTTAGCAAAACATACATTATCTAAGTCTCTTCTCTTATTTCCTTCTATCCATGTAAAATTTATTTTTATTGGATTCTTAAACTTAGGTAAAGTATTTATTATATAACTTATATCTCGTTGTATATCTTTTTTCATTTGTGCCCCTGCAAATTTGTTACTTCTGCATTTATATGTATAATCATTTAAACTTGGAAATTTATATGGTATTTCAATTTTTATCATTTATCCTCTCCTGTATTCCTAATATTTGTTTTATTTCTTGTATAGGTTTTCTGGCATATTTACAGTTCTTATCTCCTGTGAAATTTACATCTTCTAACCTTATACATCCCAAACAATTTTTACATGGTTCTTGTAATTCCTTATATTTCATGTTATTTTTCCTATTCTATAAAATTTATCTAAAACTTTTTCAATGATTATATATTGATTCTCTTCAAATATTCTAGGTAAACTCCTAATTATATAATCTATTAAACGGTCTGGTGTTAAATCTTTAAAATATTCAAATGGAACCTCTATTCTATATCCTACTCTTTTAGCTATATCTTCACCTGATGCTATGAAATTATTTATTCCTTCCTCGTACCACATAACTTTAGGTGTTGACCATCCTGTAATCGTTATAATATAGTTCATAGTATGAATATATCTTTCTATATCTACATTTGTAACTTTAATATCACAATTATTAAATTCTTTTATTTTTTCATTTGTATTATGTAAAAATGTTCCACAATATCTACATTGATAATTGAAAAAATGTTCTATGGGCGCTCCACAATTAGGACAATTATTCTTTTTTTTATTTTCTTTCATAATTTTCTCCCATATTCTAAATAATAATTTTCTTCTTCTCGTTCTCTTTTTTCTGTTACTTTTAATTTTTCTTTTATATCTGGATGAGCCTCTAACCACTTTCTTCTATGTCTTGTTATACTTTCAAAGCTTATCCCTTTATATTTCATATTATTTAAAACATTTACTATTGCTGTATCTTTATTAATTCCTGTCATTTCATTAAGTGTTTTGAATATTAAGTAATTATCATCTTCTCTTGCGTATTCATCTTTTTCAAGGATGTCATATACTATGTTTTTAGTTTTTTTATTCATTAGTTATCACTCCTTATTTAAATTTTTTATCTATACTCATTAAATCGTAAAATAACTTATCTTGTTCTTCTAATGATAATTTAGAATATTCTTCGCTTTTTTGACATTCTGTAATAATATGTATTTTTTCTCTTGCATTTTCATTGTCAATTCGCGCCTTATATTTATTAAATAAATTAATATAATATTCTTTACATTCTTGTTTGTGTTCAGTTGTTGTTCGTTTGTTGTTCATTTGTTGTTCATTTTGTTGTTCACTTTGTTGGTACTTATTCCAGTTAAGTATTGTAATTAGTGAGTTTTTATTACTTGTTTGTTGTTCAATTTGTTGTTCACTTTTATACTCATTTATTACACGATATATTTTACTTTCTGATATTTTTAGTTTTTCTGACATTGATTTTCTTCCAGTAATTAATTGACCTGGCTGTAATATTATTTTTTTTCCTTTGAAAAGTGCTGGAATTTCTTTATGTGTTGCATTTAGTAATAAATAAATCCATATAGATAGATAATCACTATCTTTACATATAATTGGATTTTCTAATATTTGTCTGTGTATTTTTATCCAACCTTCCATAGTCTTTTCTCCTATTAGTATTTTTTATATATTAAATCTTCTTTATTCCATTTTGCCCCATAAATCGATTTTAAGTAGTTTTCTATGTAATCCTCATATAGTTGTGTACTTTGTCCAAAATCTTCTTCATAATGACATTCTGGACATAATGTAACTATATTTTCTGGTATACCTAAACCACCGTTGACTTCTTTTGATAAAATGTGCATTTGCACAAGTCTTTGGAACATACTTTTCGCAATATATACATCTGTTGTTATCTCTGTTCCATACTATTTCTTTTACCTTTGGTGTAATATCACAAGCTTTACTTCTTTTACTCATTTTTTACTCCAACTTTCTAATAAACTTTTTATTTCGTTAGGGTTCTTTGTTTCTATACCTAGTTGTTCACATTCTTGTACTATTAAATTAATTAACTTTGACATTTCAGTAGTGTTATATGAACTAGAGCCATAATATGTAATTACATTAGTAAAACCGTTTTAATTTGCTTTTCATTGTTTCTGTAATCCAACCTAGACCATTTTTGCTCCATGCTGTTCTGAATCTATCTACTGCTTCATCTTTTACTGGAACTATCTCATAACTACCTATTTCTTTAATTAAACTTTTGTATATATCTTCTTTGGGGATTTTTAGTGTATCTTGTAATTTTCCTAAAAGAAGCCAACAGTATGCGTTGCTGTCTAAACTTCTTCTAGGCTTGTACTCTTTTAATTCATATTTTTGTTCTTTTGCTTGTTCCAATAAATATGTTATTATTTGCTTTTGTGTTCCTATCATTTGATTCACCTACTTGCTTAATTCATTACCTATTTTTGCATAGTCTTTTTTCTTTACTTCTTCGAATTTTTTGTAACCATATTTCATTAGAACTAATAATGTATCAGCACCTTCTTTGTTATATTTTTTTTCAGTTGCTCTAAGTATATCTATTTCTTTTTGTCCTATCAATTGTTCTCTTAACTCTTCCTCTTGTTTCTTCATTTCCTCTTGTTGTGTTATAGCATTTTCTACTTCTTCAGCACTTGCTATTGATACATCTATCCCAAAACCTGCCATACCTAATGCTCTTCCTACAGCAGATGTTTCACAATTTTCTATATAACTTGTTTTATTAATAAATGAACTACCTTCTTTTTCGTAAGCATTTCCTGTTCCTAATATAACTAAATTATTATTATCATCTATAAAACCTACTACAGCTTTAAATATACATATTCCATTTTCATTACTTACAAGTTGCGTTTCAATTGTTCCTGTTGGATAAACCATTCTAAATGCTTTTATTCTTTGATTAACTTCAGCATAATTTTTACCCTTAATATCTGTTGTTTTTATTGTTTTATTTGCTTCTTTTATATTTTCATAAGTTATCATTTACAATCTCCCCCTATTAAATTCATTTTCTAATTCTTCTTGTTCTTCTTTTTCTTTTTTAGCTAACTTTTGTCTTGCTTCTTCTAATTCTCCAAAAGCTTCTAATTTTATGTCATTTAAATTTTCTATATAATATTGATTTTCTTTATTTAGTTCACTGATTAGATTTTCTATTGTATCTACAATATTTTCTAAATCATCTACTTTTTCATATAGATTCATTGACTTTCCTTTCTATCTTGTGCTATAATTAGTACAAGAGTTCATATTTAAGAATTTTTAGAGCTAGTTCTGATTGGTGGTCGTTGCTGGCTCTTTTATTATGTCTCTAATTAACACATCTCTTTGATTAACTTTAATTTTTTCATCAACTAAAGCTTTTTTATAATAGTTTCTTTCCCAGATTAAATCTGATACTCTTCTTGAAGCCATCAGCCCCATACACAATATTCCTATAAAGAATCCTAGTAATGCACCTATTATTACTTCCATTTTTAACTCCTTTCTAATAAACTGTTATGTTTATGAATCCTATTGTCATAATACTTATCCATGTTATATGGACTAATATTACAAACATTGCTTGTCTTAATTTTTTGTTCTTTTTCATTTGTATTCCTCCTTTTATCTATAAATTTGTTGCATAATTTCGAAAGCTTTATCTAAGTCTATTCTTATTCCTTTTGCTCCTACTTTAATTTTAACTTCATCAAATTCTGGTCTACTTAATATCGAATAAGCTTGCGTTTTACTTATTTTGTATTGTTCGTAAAAATCTTTAACTGTTACATATTTTTTTCTTGCTCTTTCTTGTAATTTTGTTGCTGGCATTATTTCACCTCCTTTTAACAATCTGTTAATCTTAAAGCCAAATAAATATCTGTTACCTCGCAATTATATATTTTCGCAAGTTTTTCTTTCATTTCATCACTAGCATTTCTTTTTTTATTTTCAAGTAATGAAATAAAAGTAATCGTTGTATCTGTTAATTTAGCTACTTGTTCTTGTGTTAATCCTTTTGCCTCTCTCATTTGTTTTAATGATTTTCTTTTCATTTTCTCGCCCCCTTTTTTTAACTTTGCGTTAATTTGATTATTCGTATTATATATAACTCTCTGTTAATTGTCAATACTTTTTTTAAAAAAAATTTTAACTTTTTGTTAATCCATTGAGGCTGTAAGAAAGAAATTTGTAAAAAGCCTTTACATATTTAACAATTAGTTATATAATATTGATACACAAATAAATTTATGTTAATCGGAGTAATATATGAATAGAATTAAAATTTTAAGAGAAGAAAAAAATATATATCAAAAAGATTTAGCAAAACTTTTAAAAGTATCAATACCTGCTATAACTTATTATGAAAATGAAAAAAGAACTATTGATACTAAAACAGCTTCAATACTTGCTGATTATTTTGATTGTAGTATAGATTATCTTCTAGGAAAATCTGATATAAGAAATCCAGAAGAACTAAAAAACATCCCTTTCGCTAATGCTGGAGGGCTTAATACTGATGGATTAGAACATGAAGATTTATTAGAATTGCAAAAACAAATTGATTATATAAAAAAATTAAAAGCTAAAAAGTAAGGAGGACTGTTATGAGTGAAAATTATGCTCACACAATTGTAGGAATTGTAATTGGAATTATAATTACTATATGCTTTTATTCTCCTACTATATCCAATTTAAATAATGATATAGATTCTAAAAATTCTCAAATAGAAGAATTGCAAAGTGAAATAGAAGAACAAAAAAATAGCTTAAATAATTCAGAAGAAACTGAAGAAGAATTAGAAAATAAAAATGAACTTATTAATATATTACAAAAGCAATTATTAAGTTATGGTATAGAACCAGATGAGCTATAATGGAGATAAATTATGGAAATTAATGATTTAGAATGTTTAGTTGAAAAAGAAAAATTGAATATTGTAAATTATAAAATGAAACCTAAAGCAAGAATACTAGATGATTATATTTTTATGGATTATTCTCAAATACATTCTTCTACTGAAGAAAAATGTATACTTACTGAAGAATTAGGGCATTATTATTATGATGCGTATTATACTCTATCTTCTTCTCAAACTGATGTAGATAGAGCTGAATATAAAGCTTTAAAATGGATGGCTTTAGCTTGTGTATCACGACAATCAATTTTAAACTGTTTTTTAAAACGGTATAACTAATTTGTTTGACATTGCTGAAGAATTAAATGTAGAACCTAGTATGGTTGAATTTGCTGTTAATTATTATAAAGAAAACTAAAGAGTGCTAGTAATAGCACTTATTTTATATAGGAGGTTTTTATGGCATTTACGTACACTACTCGTAAAGATGGTAGACTAATGAAAAAAGTTACAATTAAAGGAAAACCTATTTATTTATATTCAAATGATGTAAAAGATTTAGAAAAACAATTTATAGAACTCAAATATAATTCGTACAATACTAAAATAGAAAATAAATCTATTAATATGAAAGATTATTGCTTACACTGGCTTGAATTAAATTCTATTCATATTGAAATTAGAACTAAAAATGATTATGAATATCTTATTAATTCTCATATTATACCTAATATTGGTTATATGAAAATTGCTAATATTTCCAAAAATGATATTATGGAATTAATGAAAAAAATGGAAAATATTCCTACTACTGCAAAAAAAACACTTCAATTAGTTAAAAGAATACTAAATGAAGCAATAGATAATGATATTATAAATAAAAATGTTGCTAATAATATAAAACCCCCTAGATTAAACAAAAAAGAAAAAATTCCGCTTTCTAAAGATTTAGATGACAAATTATTAGCTTCTAATAATAAATATGCCTTATTTTTCATTCTGATGCGTTATACAGGGATGAGAAAAGAAGAAATTGTTCCTATTACAATAAATGATATAAATTTAAAAGAAAAAACTATTTCTATAAACAAGGCTGTTACCTTTATTCGTAATCAGCCTGTAATAAAAAGTACAAAAAATAAAAAATCTAGGGTTGTTCCTATTCTTGATATTATTTATGACAAAGTAGAACTTTTATATAACACAGCTATAAAGGAAAAAAGAAAATTACTTTTTGTTAAAGAATCAGATAAAAAAATGCTTACTGATTCTGCAATAAAAAGACATCTAGAAAGTCTATTATATGATTTAGATAATAACAGAAATGTTAAATTTACTTGTCATCAGTTAAGACATTCTTACTGTACTATGCTATATTATGCTGGAATTAAAATAAAAGAAGCTCAAAATTTAATGCGGTCATTCCTCTGCTGACATGGTTTATAATATTTATACTCATCTTGATAATACTAAAGAAAATACTGCTGAAACAATTAATAATTATATAAAAAAGTTGTCAAATTAGTTGTCAATAAAATAAAAAAGAACCTAGCATTATTGAAATGTTAGGCTTTTTATGTGTTAAGATTTTTTCATTACGAATCCGTTG